TCCCAATACCGGCATCTTTTTCCCTGCTCCAGACACCATTGCATTTGCTGAGGGTGGTGCTGAGGCGGCTCGCATCGACAGCTCAGGACGTTTAGGGATTGGCAATACTGTCCCTGGTAGTTACTTATTTAACCAATTGGTAGTTGGTTCTAGTGGCGACCAAGGCGTCACTATTGTCAGCGGAACAACGAACACTGGAAGTCTTGCGTTTGCCAGAGGCACCGTAGGAACAGACGCTTACATGGGTTTAATTCAGTATTCGCATACAAGTGACTTTATGCGATTCTTTACGGGCGGCGGCGAACGCGCCCGCATTGACAGCTCTGGACGCCTGTTAGTTGGCACGTCTAGTGCCGATACATCTGGCAATGCTTTACTTCAAGTAAATGGCAGCATTAAAGGCACTATTACAGCGGCAACTTCTGTTGCTTCGACCAGCGGGACCAGCATCGACTTCACCAGCATCCCGAGTTGGGTGAAGCGGATTACGGTGATGTTTGACGTGGTAAGCACGAACGGCACATCTCCTCTACAGATTCAGATTGGTGATGCTGGCGGCATAGAGGCAACCAATTACAATAGTTCTTGTTCAATACAAACTGGAGCTACATCTACAGACTTTACTGCTGGCTTTGGAGTGGCAGTTAACGTTGCAGCTACATCTACTTATTCTGGCAATTATGTTATCAGCCTGCTTTCTGGTAACACTTGGGCTGGCATGGGGATTGTTGCTCAAAGCGGTGGCGGCGTCCGGTTTGGAGCAGGCACAAAAACCCTCTCCGACACACTCACCCAGCTCCGTATCACCACCGCCGGCGGCACCAACACGTTTGACGCTGGCACCATCAACATCCTTTACGAGGGCTAAACCATGCACCGCATCGTTGTTGACGTACAAACCGGCGAGCAGCAAATCGTCGAATTGACCGCCGAAGAAATCGCGGAAATCGAATCCCGCCCGCAGCCTGAACCTGCACCGGAACCCACCGCTGCTGAAAAGCTGGCTGCTAGTGGGCTGACGGTAGAAGAACTTAAAGGGCTGCTCGGGCTTGAGTAGTCCTACTCGAAAGTCTCTCTGGCTCGGCAATCGCTGGGTCAGAGTTGCTAGAGTAGTCCTGTCACACGAACGGGATGGATGCCCAGCGACGCTGAATTAACCAGCGAGTACCTACACACGCTGCTGGAATACCGCGATGGGAAATTATTTTGGAAGGTCAATCGCGGCAAGGCTCATGCTGGCGACGAAGCCGGTTGCATCGGGAATCGCGGTTATGTACTGATTGTCGTCAACGGCAAACAGCGGATGGCGCATCGATTGGTCTGGATTATGCACGGCAAAGATCCGGTGCCAATGCTGGATCACATAGACGGCGACCAACTTAATAACCGTATTGAAAACCTCCGCCCGATTACGGTTTCAGAAAATCAGCGAAATACCAAGCTCCGCAGGGACAGCACTTCGGGCATCAAAGGTGTGAGTTGGATCAGCACCCGCAAGCGTTGGTCTGGTCAGGTTTGGCACAAAGGAAAACTGTATCGAGCGGGCGATTTTCACGACAAGCAGGAGTGCGCCGTTGCTGTTAGAAAGTTACGTGAATCACTCCACGGCGAATTTGCTCGCCACTAATGCCTATGGATCTCACCAGGGATGAAATCAGGGTTGTTTGGCTAGCCCTTCACAGCTTTTCGCCTTACGACCCTGAGATCGCCTGCGGCTTATCCGAAAGCCGTCAAGAGGAGATCTGCAGTGCTATTCGCGCCAAGATCTTTACCGAACTGACCAAGTAGTCACTTCTAATGCCCAAAAACAGCGAAAAGATCGGACAAAATCCGATGATGCGTCCTTTTTCAGACCTCACCAAGGGCTTCGGTCCTGAGCGCCGGGAGCGCATTGAACAGCGTAAGGCGGAGATCCGGCAGTGCTTCGACTTGCCACCTCACCTAAACTTCAGCCACGGATCACATCACCATGCCCAGCACCACCTTCACCTGGAAGATTGCCAACCTTGAGCGGGAAACCGCCGATGGGTTCGTGATGACGGCGCACTACACGATCAGCGCCGAAGACGGCACCTACAGCAGCGGCGCCTATGGCAGCCTTGGCTTTGAGCGCCCCGACACATTGATTCCGTACAACCAGTTGACGGAAGAACAGGTGGTGCAATGGGTCAAAGACGCTTTTGGCGCCGAAAAAGTAGCCGAAATTGAGGCTGCCCTTCAAAGCCAACTTGATGAACAGCGGGCACCCACCAAAGCTGCAGGTGTGCCGTGGCAGTAAAAAGCAAAGTTGGCACTGCCCGCATCCAACACGTCCCAGGCAAACCTAAAAAATCTCGCCAAGGCCAGGGTCAACACAGCCTGCCTAATCACGGCAGGAAAAAGACCCGCGGCCAAGGGCGTTAAACTACAAAAAGATTCCCCGGCAACAGTGGCCCCAAGCCCGTCAGACACTAGCTTTTGGCGGGCTGTCAAGCAAGAAGCCATTGCCGGCTTGGTGGTACTTCTCGCCGGCGGCGGCATCACCGGCATCGGCTACTTGGTTTACACCGTCCCATCCCAACTGGATCGCGTCATACAAAATCAAGAACAGTTCAAAACCCGCGTTGGTGAACTGGAAGACACCGTTAAAGATCACGACGTTCGTATCATCAAACTAGAGATGCGCCGCTGATGTCCGTTATTCACACCACCGAATACGGCAACGGTTATTCCCTGGATCAGCTCATCGGCGATTCGGGCGACATCTACTATCGCGCCTGCAAAGACAGCGTGTGCCGCTACGCCGAAGACCACTACATCGCCATGATGTACCTCGAAGGCATGGGCTGGGACCCTAAGCAACAAGACCCCCAGTAATCCAGAAAACAATCTGATCTTCCCGTTCCTCCGTCCAAAACGGCTGGCGCCGGTACCACTCAATCCAATCCTCTGACGACTTAGCGATATTGCAGGCAAAGCAGCACGCCACCAAATTCTGCTGGTGCGTTAATCCCCCCTTCATTTTTGGATGAACATGGTCCAGCGTCGCCGCACGCCCCAAATCATCACCGCAATATGCACAACGGTTATCCCAGTCCGTAAGGATTGATTGCCTAAACCTTAACTTTGCCTCTTTTTTATTTAAGTATTCGCCATCTTCGATGCGATGGTCCATACCCAGCAGTGGCTACTGGAACGGTAGCGGTAGAAACTATTACGCGCTCTAGCCCTCTTGTCTACTACAGCTAAACTTCAGTGGACCTACTGATTTTGTATGGACGACAAGACCATTGCCGTCATCGCCATCATCGTTGCCGCCGGTAGCGAACTGATCGGCATGAGCAAGCTGAAATCCAACAGCTGGATCCAACTGGGACTGCAGGCACTGCGCCTGGCATTTCCCAAGCGCCGCCGCTAATACCAACGAGGGCCTTGCTATGGCAACCAACAAGATCCGCCTCGGCGATTTGTTCCGGTACTACAAGGCCCTCCCTCACCAGATGGCGGCCATCACCGAGCTGGAGCACGCCATCAACAAGGCCAATCCCAACATTCTCGGTCGAGACCAAGGTTGGTTCAAAACCTGGAGCGTGGCTGGCAAACAGACTAACTTCCCCAATACCTGGGAGGGCGTGCTCGAAGCCGCCCGCGTCGCTGGCGCCAAATTCCCTGAACTCGTTTCCGCCCAATGGGCACTGGAATCTGCCTGGGGCAAACACGTCTCAGGCCGCAACAACTTCTTCGGCCTCAAGGGCGAAGGCACCGACACCAAAACCCAAGAATTCATCAATAACCAGTGGGTCACGATCACCGACAGCTTCATCGACTTCCCCGATCTGCTGTCTTGCGTTATCTACCTCGTTGACCACTGGTACAAAGACTTCAAAAACTACAAAGGCTGCAACAACGCCAGCACCCGCGAAGAAGCTGCCCAATGGCTGGTGAAAGAGGGATACGCAACCGATCCGACTTACGCCAGTAAGTTGATCGAACTGATGACCCAGCACGCGGGAGCTAAACCTCTCGTCAAGCCAAAAGAAAAAATCCTGAAGGTTGCATACGAGTATCAGCTGGGTCCCGACGACGGCGCCACCGGCTACCGCCAGTGCTTCAGCTCCAGCTGCGCGATGGTGGCCCGCTACTACGGCAAGATCTCGGGCGACTACGAATACAACAAACTCCGCGCCCGCTTTGGCGACACCACCGACCCCAAAGCCCAAATCGCCGCCCTCAAAGCACTGGGACTGCCAGCCACCTTCGAGATGGATGGCACGGTTGAAGAACTGGAAAACGAAATCAGCAACGGCCACCCAGTCCCGGTCGGCTGGCTCCACAAAGGCCCCGTAAGCAACCCATCCGGCACCGGCCACTGGAGCGTTGTCGTCGGCTTCACCCCCACCCACTTCATCCACAACGATCCTTATGGCGAGGCCAACCTCGTCAGCGGCGGCTACGTCAGCCACAAGGGTGGAGCGGGCGTCGCCTACTCCCGCAAAAACTGGCTGCCTCGTTGGCTGATTGAAGGTGACGACACCGGCTGGTTCCTTAAAGTTCGCCCGAAGTAGCCATGCGCCCCATCGAACACACCACCGAATCCTGCTTCCACAAGGCCGCCACCGACCAGTGGCTAATCGACCGTTTCAACTCCGGCGACTACCGCGGCCTCCTCGAAGCCGCCCTCATCCTGAACACACTCCACCAGCTGGAGCAAACAAAAGCCCGGTGGGCAATCCGCGAAGCCGCAGAAAACCTCACCGAGCAATTTGGCTTAGACCGCGACTCGGCCTAAATACTGCTGGTACAACCCGGTATACAGGCAGTGCATCGGATGCTCCGGCTTATCGCGGCCGTCTTCCATATACAACTGCTCCAGGAAATCCGCCCGCGCTTGATCTGCACTGGTGCGTCTCCAGGCATCTTGCGCCCAGTCAGGAATCGTCACGTTTTTTCTCCACGAGTCTGAGACGCCGGCGCTCGGCTTCCCGAGGTCCGACATTTGACCGCGCCAGCCTAGGCTTCGGCGCCGGCGCTGACGGCACCTCCACCACACAATTTGGGTAACGATTCCTTGCGAACTGGAGCGCCTGGTTCACCGACTCCGCCCGCACCAGATCACGCATAGCCCCCTGGCCCGGCAACCAAATCTTCAATTCGTACAGCCTTTCCATGACCTGGGGTAGTTGGGTTCTTCGACGCTGTGTACGGCAACAAGGTCGTCAATGCAGTTAGCCACAACTCTCGCCGCAGCAACAGCCCTCTCGTAAGTGACCCAGCTGGAGGCATCCTCTTTGGTCGCCGTAAAACCAATCCCATTCCCTGGTCCGTAAACCGCTGTGACCCAGCGATCCCCGGCCATCACCACATAACGAGTCATCTGTTGTAATTGAATTACTGTGTAAGACTAATAGATTGTACCGCACCAACCCAGACTATGAAGACCTCTAACTGAGTCTCATGCGTCCGGTTCTGCTTTCGGCTGTTCTTGCCTGGAGCGCATCCTTCCCTCCACCCGCTTTTTCACCGACTCACGCCACAGGGCTTCATCCGCAGCCTCCGCCGCCTTGTACTCCGAGGCCGGCAGAGCTTTTTCGAGCGCCGTATAAACCATCTCCCGCAGCAGCGCCGTCACCTTTTTACCTTCCCCAGCCGCAAGATTTTCCGCCAACTTGTACCGATGGGGATCCAGCAGCAACTGGCAATACAGCTTCGATCCGTGCTTCAGCGGCATGGTACGTGGTCTAGTCTCATACACAATAGCACAATGAGACACACTAGACCTACCACCGAATATCCTCATCCACTTTTTTCCGCCACGCATTGGACTGCGCCCGCCTCGCCCCACTCCTCTGCTTGGAACACCCAGCCCTAATCCCCCGCGCCCACTCCAAAAAATTCGCCGCCCGCTGCAAATCCGCCGTCTTCGCCAGCCTGATCTCCCGCTGGAGCCACTCCATCACAAGTTCCCTTCCCGTGCGGGCTGGACTCATGCGTCTAACTCTGAGACTCGCATGATGGACTGGACCAGCCTGCCGGGATATTGCTGCCTGACCTGCATGTGCGCCTGGAACGCATCAGGCGCCACCACATAAACATCGTGCATCGGGCCATGGAGTGCATACATCCTGACCCGATACTCGAAGTCCTCCCGGATCACTTTGCCTGGTCCCAACTCAATCCGACCTTAGCTTCGGCCAGCGGCGGAATATCGCCAAGCCACTCAGATTCCGCTTCTTCCATGATTGCCTGGAGCTGAGCGGCCCAAACATCGGCGTATTCCTCTTTTACGAGCAGGATGATCTCGTCATGCACCACGCCGGCCAAGCGCACGCGCTGTTCCCCGTCTGCTTTAAGGAACGGCCACAGTTTGCCGAGCGTAAGTTTGAGCACGGCGGCACCAGCTCCTTGGATTGGGGTGTTGCAACGGGTCGTAAGTTTATTGTTCTCGCCCGGTAAAAACCGCCGCAAGCCCGATTTGCGTATACGGATAGATGAATTGTACGGAGCCGCATCAGCAGCGCGAGCATTTTGCTGCTGCCATTCGGAGATGCCTTTATATGCAGCGTGGAACTTTTCCCGCACCGTTTTAGCTTCATCAAGATCCATCTGGATTCCCATCGCTGCTGCATAATTTCTGAGCCCTTTTGCACCGCTTCCGTATAACAAACCGAAGTTGGCTGATTTACTAACTTGTCGCTGCTCTTTTGTAACATCTTCTTCCTTGACCCCGTAAATTTGCGTCGCTGTAATCGTATGCAGGTCTTTCCCCTGCTGGAACACCTGAGTCATAAGAGGATCTTGAGCTTCTGCCGCCGCCAGCCGCAATTCCATCTGTCCATAGTCCGCTACAACCAGTCGCCAACCAGTTGGTGCCTGCACACAAGCCCGAAAGCGCTGATCCCGCGGTATTTGTTGCAAGTTGGGACTCATACAACTCATCCGTCCCGTATCTGCTCCCAGTTGTAAATAACTAGCACGAATAAATCCATCACTAGAAAGGTTTTTTAGTAATGTTTCTGCCATTTGTCTACGCTTCTCTACTTTTTTCCACCGCAGATAATCAGCAATAACTTTGTGATCACCGATGTATTCCTGTAGTGCTGACCTGCTGGCACTTTTCTTTTCGGTTTTTGTATCTACAGGCGCCTCACCAAGTAAAGCCGTAAATTTAACTAGCAACTGCGTAGGACTATTTAAGTTAAAGACTTGAGGATCAGGCTTTTTGCCTTTAGGCCCAGGTTTGGTTTGGTACAGCAACTTACCATCCAAACCTCGATGCAACTTAGCGTGCTCCGGCAAAGCAGCGTCAAAATCTTCGATAAACTGTTCACCGACTTCGTGGTGCTCAATATCCAGATCTTCTATAAGTTTTTCAAGATCTTTTTTGTTGAAAGGCAGTCCCGTACGCCAAAGCTGCGCCATGGCGGGCAATGCTTTGCACTCTAGACGCCAAGCAGGTATCAGAGGAGGTACCGCATCACTCATTGTGTCTGCCATCGGTTTATATAATTCTGTAAGTACAACTACATCCTTTGCCGCATACTCCAACTGACTAGTAGTTAAATCTCCAGACCAATCGCTTTTCTGCTCTTCTTTAGAGATTTCATACTTTAAATATCTTTTAACAACATGTTGAAGTCCATGTTTTACATTCGCCATTCCGTTGGTAAGAATCCGACTAGCAAGCATCGAACATACAACCTCGCCCATCGGATAAATCTCGTGCTCTTGAAGCCAACCAAGATCGAACACGGCATTGTGCGCCATCCACATACGCTGCTTACTGAAAAACTCTTCCAGAGTGATCCAGTCTTCATCGTTTAGTTGCCAGCAGTCGAGTACAACTGGTGATTGATTAAATGTGGCCAGCTGCAGCAACCGCAGACCACCAAATTTCGGCTGGAGCCCGGTGGTCTCCACATCAAACGCCACAAAGCTGGCGCCGTCGAGCGTGTGCAGGTGCTCGATCCCCTGAAGAATGTTCATGCCGGGTAAGGCGTGTTCTGTATTACTCTAACACACCGTCAAGCTCTTTGGCCGCACACAGCGCAGCCAGTTCCGTCCCACCCTCAGGAATCCCCAGCGTGCAACGGTGATACCAATGCACACAGGTCCGGCACTCCCCGCCATCCGGCAACGGCTTGTGCTTTTTCAGCAAATGCTGCAACCGCAGCTCAGCTTTTCCTGCATCGCTGGAGCGATAACACTTAAAGCAGTAAACGGCATTGGTGGTGATACTGCCGCACTGGATGCAGCGGCGACTGTTAATTGGAACTTGCATCAGAAAAAACGAACACGTAAAAATCCCGGCAGGCGTCTCATCACGCCCTGATTTGTGTGTTGAGCTGCGCCATCGGGCAACTCAACCTCAACCGTAAAAACCTTGTGACCACATTGCGGGCATTTCCGCTGGCGCAAGATCGATTCCGCCGTATCCCGGCAAGTGCGATCCACGTCCATCCGCTTGAAATCACACCTGGCGCACCGCATTTTTCCACTTCTTGTTTTTAACGATGCACCAAGCGTGCTGGTACGAAATCCCATACACCCTGGCCAACTCCGCAATCGAAGTGCCGGAGGCATAAAGATGCCTCAAATCCAGCGCGTTCTGCGGTGTTAAAACCGCCGTCCCCGGAATCGAACCCTGCCGGAACGACGTCCTAGTCGGCGGTCTCTTGGCCTCACGCATCCCGATAAGCCTCGGTCGCCAGCGTGTTGATCAGCCGGTTCAGATACCACCGGCACTTTTCCGCATCTTCCAGCGGATCCTTCTTCAGCCACATCCGGCTTAGGTATTTAAGGCATTGCCACTGGAGCGAGCCAACCACAGCGTCTGGCGCGTGCTGGACCCAATCCTCCAAGATGTCAATGACTTCTATTTTGCCGGCGGTGTAATGGCTGGGGTGATGCACCGCGTCGCTGACCTGGAACTGAAAGTCGCTCATCCTTTGGATTCCTGAACGGTGGTATCGCCGTGATAACGGCCAGTCATCGAATAGTCTTTGCCGGGCAACATCGACATGCGGTGGAACACAATCTGTGCAATCCGCATCCCAGGCCACAGAGCAACTGGGTGCATAGCGCGTGCATTTTGCAGCTCCAGCGTCAACCGTCCTTTGTAACCAGGGTCGATATACCCAGCGAGCAAATGCTCAATCCCCTCCCTAGCCCGGCTGGATTTGAGCGCCAGTTGCCCGGCAATGCAGTCAGGCAACTGGAACTCCTCCAACGTCTCCGCGAGTATGAACTCATGCGGCTGGAGCAAGAAAGGTTCCTCCTGCGTGTGCCCCGCAATGGAGAGGTGGACTAAGTGGCTAGTCAACGGTGACTCCACCATGATGTTCTCGCCGAGTCTCACATCGAGACTCGCGGGATTCACCATCTCCTGGTCGTAGGGGCTTACCAGTTTGCGCCGCACCAGCGACACAATCTGGTGGTCACACAGGATCGACACCTCAGATCACCACCGTGGTGGGCTGATCCTGCTGGAGCGTCACGTGCTTCCACGTCTTACCCCACTTGATGCAGTTGATTGTGGTGCTGTGGACGCCAAACTCCTTAGCGATCTTGGCGACCGACTTTCCACCAGCCTGCAGCTGGCGCTTGATCTCCAGCACCTTCTTCTCCGTCAGCGCCGCCCTCGCCTTGCGGCGCGACACACGAGTCTTAGGTTGAGACTTCGGAGTTTGTACGGCAGTTGTACGTACAGCCTTGGCTGCTGGTGCGATTGCCGGCTTGGTCACGTCGAGTTCAACGTGCTGGCAGGCGTTGATAGCCACGAAGGCGTGCTCCAGGGCAGTGACAATCTGCTGGAACTGTTCGTCAGAAAGGATGTGCATGTTCATCAGTAGAACGGTGAGAGTGTAGTACAGGATCAGCGAGAAGAAAGCTCGATCTGGAGCGCAGCCTGGAAGTAGCCGGCGATTTTCATGCGCCGAAACTCATTGCTGGCGTCCTCGCTTTGCTTGTCCTCGATCGCGGCGTAGTTATGCCGAGCCTCGTTGAGGGCCGCCAACGTTTCCACGTTGAGCAGTTCCAGGTCTCGAAGCGGCATCTCCTTGATCTTGTCCAAGTAGACGGTCTGGCTCAACAGGAAGGACCTGTAGAACGGAACCAGATTGTTTTCAGTCATCAATAGCCGTTGGTGTAAATGCTCCAACGCTCACGCACCCAAGCGTCGTATTCAGCGGGCGTCGCAAAACGCCCTTGAAATTCCCTTGGAACGGAGGTGGAGGGTTTAGCAGGTTGCCGATAGAGATCGGCGATTTCACCAGGGCCGTAACCCCGGGACTGCCGATAGTAATCGTTGTACCAGTCAAAGTTCATGCGAAATACCTGGGGTCTTGGTGGCGTAACCGGGTGAGATCCGTGAGACGCAACTTGAGAATCTCGTGGATGGCCAGCTTGGCGAGTCTGCTGGAGCAGATCGTATCGCTGGTGGCAAACACGTAGATCAGGTGACGATACAGCTGGGTCAGCGTTTTGGCGCGGACCCAGTGCGTGTCGCCGGGGATCGGCTCGGTGCCGTATTCCCAGTCGTCGTAATCGGGTTCGTTCCGAAGTTCTCGGGCTTCAGTCGTCCCAATCGGACGTGTCGAGCGGGGCCCAGTCGTCAATTCGCTCGGAGAGGAGTTTGCGGAGTCCGTCATCGCTGGCGGGGATCAGATCCTCTTCGTGAAGGTAGAAGGAGCCTCGGCACAAGGCAGGCCCCCACTCTGCCGGGTAGAGGTTGCTTTGCGGAATGACCACAACCATGCCGTCAACAACGGCATCAACAACAATGCGGGTGCCGCCATCCTCAAACCACAGATCCTCAATTTCTAGTACCTGGCTCATTTGGCCTCCGTAGCAGTTTGGCGGGCTTCAATGCCATCCATCCACTGGTCCCAGCTCATCTTCAAGAACTGTTCCAGGTCTTGAAGCTGCTGGAGCTGGAGCATGTCGTAGGTCGGGTCTATACCGAGACGCTCGCTATCAACGATTCTCTCTTGAAGGTGGATTCCGGCCCAGTGGACGGCGAAGTACCACGGGCTGAGCTTGATGTTGTCGACTTTGGTGCAGGTGAAATCGTCCATGTCAATCAGTAATAAAAGGCACGCCGTTGCGGGCGTGCCCTTACTGTTGCACACAGCCAGCTAGGCGTCCAGCCGGGCTGTTGCAATTTTTAATGTGACCATGTGGTCAGGTAGACCGTGGCCGCCAGCATTCCCAGCAGCCACGTCAACCCGAACACCACCACTGGCGGTATCACGCTGGAACCCCCAGGTCTTCCGGCTGGTACTGGGTCAGAACACAGACGTCAGCGCCCTGCTTGAGCGCCGTCCCAACGATGTAGTGGAACTGCGAGTGGGCATCAGGGCACTCCTCGATCTGGTACTCCTCAACCTCGTAGGCCCGGCCCCTTCGATACCACTGCACGCGCACGACGGCCAGCAGATCGAAGGGGATATCACCGACGGTGTAACCCAAGGTTGGCTTCCTGGGACGCTTCGGCTGAGGCGGTTCAGGTTTAGCCACGGTGTCTCTCCAGATAAGCCACGCGGCAACCCGCATGAACCCTACGAAAAAGTTAGGCGGCTTAGACACGTTATGCGTCAGGTCGGAGCTTCTTTGCATTTTGACCGGAAAGTTGCTTGTTGGTGTTAACTTTTTCTGCTTCTTTAATGTTTAATCTACTGTCCTGAAAAGTAACTTTTCCGTTCCAATCGCCCTGCATTCCTATCTGGCGCGTCTGCTCTCCAGCGATAGCAGCACTTACGCCGGAGATAGACGCCAAAGCCTCAGCAGCCTGCATCACCAAAAGGCTTTCGGTATCTGCGCGGTCTCGCCAGCCATCAGATTTTCTTGTCTGAGGGCACTCATTTTGCATACGTACTTTTAAATCACACGGTCTTTCACCCAAAGCGGCTTTAGTTAATTCCGATCGTGCGTTAGCAATGTTTGCGCCCGTCTGCTGGAACTTTTCGACGAGAGGTTTTTGTGTTTTTCTAAGATCTAAACGTGCTGCTGCGCGTTCAGAAAGATCGGAAACACCGAATAATTTATTAAGCGCGGTACGCATACCAACGCTTTCGATAAGGCGCATCCATCGCTTACTTTCCGCCGTCGGGCGTAGCGACTCGGTAGCCGCATATCTGATTAGCGCCGCCAGATGGCTATCTCGTATTTGGCCTGAAGACCATTCCTGCTGGATACCCGCCGGGTTAATCCCTTGCGCCGCAAGCCATCTCAGCATTTTTGGTTGAACTACCCGCCACCCTGACCGCAGACCTTCATCGATGGTTGTGCGGTGTAAACCGGTAATACGAGCCACTGCTCGCTGGGACGCGTACCAGCCGCGCTCGTCGCGGGCAAGGTCAGTACGCAGATCTTCCAGTTCTGGAAATTGCGCGATGTAGCTGGACAGTTCAGACATAAGATCACCGGAGCAGGCTCCGGACGCAGGATCGACGGGGTTATGCGGCCGCTGGAGCGGCGACGCATTGGAGGGGGCCGCAACCCCCTCCTTTGCCGTGGCGGAAGTTTAGTCCCAAAGTTTGGCCGCTTCCGCCATGAGCTGGTTCAGCTCCTCCATGGTGCGTTCTTGCCTTGGGGATACCTCCAAAAGCTGTCCCGCCTGGTCAGATCCATTGGCATTACTGGCGAGTGAGGGGGGACAGGTGGTTGGGTTGTCCCCCTGTTGTCCCCCCTCCTCCAGCGTTAGGGGGACAGGGGGGGACAGCTCCAGAGCCTGTCCCCCCTTACTTTCCAGTGATACCAATGCTTCTGATAGGGGGGGACAGGTTTTTTGGGTCTTTTCACGCGAGGTAACTGCCTGGTACGTAGTCTTCTCTGGAGTCTCATATAAGACACTTGCGAGACCACGGGAAACAAGGCGCTGGGTCGCCTTCTTAATGGCGGTGACACTGCCACCACACAGCGGGTCCGCAGCCAGCTCAGAACGGCTCAGAGAGCGCGGATAGACGGCCCTGAGGCGCTGGAGCACCCGATCCACCACAGTGGCCGGTCCCTCGTTTCCCTCGCCTTCCACAAAGTCCGCCAGAGAGAACGTCAGGTCGTTCTCCAGCTTCATCAGCAGCGTGGAACCATCTCGCCCCGTCCGGGACTTCTCCACGGTGATCAGGCGACTGTTGGCACCGGTGTGCTCAAGCTGCTTTTTATCGGGCCGCCGCAGGCCCCACACCTCATCCACAGCGTCCCTGATGGCCGTGGAACCCCGGAACCCGCCGGTCTTGTTGGCGTGGTGAATTAGCAGGATCGTGCAGGCCGGGAAAAGCCGCCCATTGTTGTTGGCCAACCAGTAGATCGGGCTCGCAAACTCCTTCTTGTTCTCATCGAACGCCGAACCCCTGGAACAACCGGTGATCGAGTCGATGATGACCAGCTTGGGCCGGTGCTTCTCGATCAGCTTGACGAAGCGGTAGTACCAGTTCAGATCCCACCCCATCACCACTGTCACCGGATCAGTGCGCTGGAACTCCAGATCCCGCATCTGTTGCTGAACCTGCACCTCGCTCTGGTCACCGTTAAGGATCAGCACAGGGCCGGACTGCACTGGCACAAGATCACCCCGCACTGAGAACGGAATCCCGCGTGCAACGTGCTTGGCGATGGTCCAAGCCGACATTGATTTGCCATCACCACCAGCGCCGTGGATCATCACGGTCCCCGGGCACGGCAACAGATCCGGGATCAGGTACTCAAAGTTGAGATCCTTATCCAGCAGGCTCGACATGGCCATCTCGTCATCCTGCTGCTCGAACTGCATCTGAGCAATCAGCAGCCGCTCCAGCGCCCCGGCATCCCGATAGCCAGCCTCCAACGCCAGCACGTTCATGGCGTGGGCCGCCTCAGCCGGGTTCTGAATCTGCTGGATCTCCTTCGCCCGCCGAATCACTTCGGCGTAAGTGATGACGACCTGGCGAATCCTGGTGACGTTATCGGCCTCAACATCGGCCACCACCTTCCGCAGATCCTCCGACAGCCACAACCGGCCCGGCATCTGCTGGTCCGCCATCCAGAACAGCGTCCCCAGGCTCACCGGCCCCTTCCGAAAGCTCTTCCAGACCTCCTCACAGGGATTGGTATCTGCCCATTCCTGTGAAAATTCGGGATCTTCGGCAGACCACGCCGACCACAGCGTTAGCCCTAGGTCAGTCGGCAACTCGCTGTGGATCGCCATCCCCACCTTCACCCAGTGGTCCCGGCTGCCAGCGCCCTGCCCCGGAATCACCTTGAGCGCCGACTGCACAATCTCAGCAATCTCAGCCGGATCTCGATCCGAGAAATCCAGCGCCTTGCGGTTCTTGATGAAGCCCCCATCAGCCACCTCTTTACCGGCGTGATCGCGCATCTCCGCCAGCAACCACGCTGGAGCCTCTGGGATGGCCTCCAGATCGCCCTCAAAGCCGTATTCACCCGCCGGCGCCTTCCCATCACTGGAGCCCGGATAAGCCCCGTAGAGAAGCCCCTGACGGCCCCAGAGGACCTCATAACCCGCGCCGGTATCCGACAGCCCAAAACCTTTCACATCGCCCCACAGGGCCTCTGGGACGCGAAATAGATACTTCGCCGCGTTGGCCTTGGTGCTGGTGACCTTCGGCGCCCCCTCCAGCGTCTCGCCCCATTTCTTCAACAGCCGGGAAAGGTTGCGATCCACGTCGAGAATCACGAGTCCCGCGCTGCGAGCCCCGGTAAAAACCCCAACCGCCTGGAACACATCAGGCCGCCGCTCAATCTGCAGAGCAACGTCAGCCGGATTCAACACTTGATGGTGG